ATAAAGAAAAACTCTCCAGAACAGGTCGTTTGTATAAACTTATTTGGTCTATTGCTTTGGAAACATGTATGTCATCGGCAGAGGGATTCGCTATTACTGCTTCTATTCAAGCTCCTAGTGTACCTTCTCTCAAAGAAGAAAAAAGACACAATATAAAATATACATATACAAGTCATTTTCTCTCTTTTCAAGGATGGCAAATAGTTCGATCTGCAATTGGAACTGGAGAGAAGACACATAAGGAAGACACGTATTATTCTTTTTTGCAACAAATCAAACCCAATAGTGTCATTCCTTTCAAGAAAATCATGAGTAAAATGAAAATATCCGGAATCAAACAGCATTATACAGAAGCCAAATTAGTGCAATTATTGGAAGAGTGTGGAATAGGAAGACCTTCTACGTTTTCCATGTTGATTGATAAAATACAAGAACGAGGATATGTAAAAAAGGAAGACATCAAAGGAAAAGAAATTGACTGCAAAGAGTTTGAATTGGAGGATGATACCATTACTGAAAAATCGGTTAAAAAAGAATTTGGTAATGAAAAGGGCAAATTGGTCATACAACCTTTGGGTATAATCGTAGCAGATTTTTTAAACAATCATTTTCAAGAAATGTTTGAGTATGAGTATACCAAAAACATGGAAGATGAATTGGACAAAATCTCTCACGGAGAGAAGAACTGGCAACAAATATGTATGGAGTGCGACAAACAAATTCATCGATTGAGTGAAAGTTTGAGAGAAGAAAAGAAATTTGGAATTAGCATAGACGACCATCATTATTACGTCATTACCAAAAATGGACCTGCTATCAAATGTGTTTTCAAAGATGAATCAGGAAAAGAAATGGTTACATTTAAATCAGTCAAAAAAAACATTGATATGGAAAAACTAGAAAAAGGGGAATATGTATTGGCAGATATAGTAGACAATACATACAAACAGATGGGTGTATATCAAGAAGAGGAGGTTATTTTGAAAAAGGGAAAATATGGATTGTATGTTACTTGGGGATCTCGGAAAATTTCATTGTCTTCTCTCGGCAATCGTCCTATAGACAATATTACTATGGATGAAATTCTTCCATTATTGAACAATAGCACAAATACAAGTGCAAGCGCAAATACGACCATAAATGTAGATGCGCAATCCGTATTACCAAAAATAGTTCGTGAAATTACAAAAAATACAAGCATACGAAATGGGCAATACGGACATTATATTTATTATAAAACAAGCAGAATGAAACATCCTAAATTTTATAAATTACAAGGGTTTCAAGGAGATTACAAAACATGTTCTCAATATCTCTTGGAAAAATGGATTATCGAAAATACAGAGATCAAAGCAAACGCAGTCTAAAAAAAGAAACAAGTCTAAAAATAAGAAATTGCAGGTGGAACAAAAATAGGATGTTGTGTATTTTTGACTTGTGTGCCAATTTGTGGTCTATAAATCAAAAATTCAAGAACAAAAGAATAATCGGCATTTCCAAAAGGAACCAACAATCCATTATGAAACCGGAATTTGATTTGTAATTTGCGGATTCTCTCTGCAGGTGGATTATATATTTTTATGGGACTATGATTTTTATCAGAAACATTATATAAAATATTGGGAGGCGTGTTAGTAATGGGAATTCTAGCAAAAGACGATTTTACGATCCCGTTGGTTATATTAGTAGTCTGGGTAAAATAAGTATCATCAAAAGGAATAGTTTCATCCACGTTATTCAATGTTTGGATTTCCATAAAAAATTCAGTAGGACCCAATAAATTTGTTTTTTGGATAGCTTCAACAAAATATACATAAGTAGGAAATTTTGTTTCATCAAAAGATATATATGCTGCATCTGGTTGTAGCCAAAAGCCAGTAGAGGTAGGTGGATTCTCTCGAATGTAATTGAATCTTGGTAAATTGTAAGAAGGACTAGACAATGTTTGAACAGAATTTGTAGAACATCGAGTCAGTCCAAGATAAGCAGGCAATCCCCAATTTTTAAAACTGGTATATTTGGGATTTATACAAGTTATTTCAGATTGATATACATTATCAGGACAATACACAGATGAATCATTTGTCAGTGTAAATCCAGAACTTTTGTTTCCAAACCAGAAATTCTGTTTTACCTCATTGTAAGCAATCACAAATTGATTATAGCCTCCTGCAGCATTAAAAACTTGCAAATAATCCGTTTCCATTGTTTCAGGATCCGTTGCCATATAATTTCGAATTACAGCAGACACAGATTCATTGAATTTATTTGTTAATTCGTTTGCCATTTGTTGGGGAGTATAAAATCCTTCTTGAATAACAATCATATATTCATATTCAATATTGGCATACAATGCACGAAATATGGCTTGAATAAATGGATCATTAATAAAATATTCTCCAGGATTAAAAGGGTTGGTTATTTTAAAAGTCATGATCAAATTGTTTTCACTGGGAGAAAAAGTATAATAATTAGTAGGAAATACCCAATCTGCCAAACGAATTCCTTGAACATTTTGATAATCTTGAGGCAATTCAATTTCAAATTGACTGGTAGAAGGATATTTCAATGTATTGATATCTGTTGAATGAATAGCAACAAATTGCCTTTCAAACATGTATTCTTGTGAATTAGGAATCAATGGATGATTTTGTGAAGTATTGAATCTACTCATTGACTATGACTATATATTATATTATATAAATAATATTATTTATATAGTATTTTTGCTTGAAATGCTTGAAAACAAAAGAAAGAAAAAATATTATTTTCATTTTGTATTATAAAGAAGATATATGGACAATTCAAAATTTGCTGCATTATGTTCTTATACAAGCAATGCCTTGTTAATCGCTGGATTTATTACTCTTTTGATTTCCTTTTTCATTCCAAGTACAGGCTTGTACGGAATGATAACTGGATATTCCTTCATTTTAGCTGGATTACTCGGATTTATGCTTTTGTTTATAGGATTAAGTAGTAATGCAATAAATCTATATACCCTATTTACCATTCTTCCTTTTATCATTCTGAGTGGTATTATAGTATTTTTAATTTATTCATTCTCTAAAAATCAATCCATTATAATATTGAATCATGTATCCCCCGATTATTATTATTTTTCCAATGTCATTTTAGCCATTATTCTTCTAATCATTATTCTGTTATTAAGTATGAATTCCATGTCATCCAAATCAAACAATTCATCTATTTCCTTACCTTTTGGATATATATATGTTTTGTATCTATTGTCCATTTTCGGGTTTATATCTGCATTCAATCTCAATACTATTTTGACTCTATATGTAACGGATGGATTTTCCAATCATCTCTAAATTCATTATTCAGAATTTCCTCCAATTTTGGAAAATTTATAAGTTATACCATATTGTGTATCTGTTATCCAAATACCCGAAATCTTTAGCATAAATAATTTAGAATATGTTTTCTCTTTTTCTTCATTCTCGGTAAAAATTTTGATATTTCCATTTTTAAATTGTTCATAAATCTTGCACACTGGAATTTTATTGGTAATATTTGCATTTTTCAAAATAGTTTCTTCTATTGATTTTATATTTTCAATCAGTTCCTTGTGTGTAAAAATATTAAAAGAGCATTTATATTTATTATAATACTTTTCAGTAACAATATCATTAAAATGAATGCATATATTTATACCATTGGAAACAAACAAAGGAGTAGAATAAATAATTCGAATAAAATAACCATCATGAATCACATTGTTTTTAATTGGATCGCAGTAATATACATGATTGATATTGTATTGTTCAGGTGTTAATAGTAAATTCATATTTTCATTATATAATTTGCGTCATATTTCTTTAAATGGTTTTTTATATATTCTTTTTTCATTTTCAAATGGATGGATAGGAAAATGGAAAATGGGAAAACAGATCGTTTGAATGGTAAAAAGAATATAAACACAAATATATTATTTTTATAAACCCATGAAATTTTATGAAACTCATTTTGATGATTATATTTCAACAAGCGAAAAAAACAATTTACATCCAACTATGAATAAAATTTTGGATAAATTTCCTAAAAAAATGGATCATTTGCGTAATATTATTTTTTATGGTGCAAGTGGTATTGGAAAATATACATTAATGTTGAAATCCATCAAGAAATATAGTCCAAGTGAATTGAAATACGAGAAAAAAATTAGTATTACATATAACAAGGAGCCTTTTTTTTTGAAAATCAGTGATATTCATTATGAAATAGACATGTCTCTCTTGGGATGTAATTCCAAATTATTGTGGCATGATATTTATACGCAGATTATCGATATCGTAGCAACCAAAGCAGAAAAATGTGGTATCATAGTGTGTCAAAATTTCCAAGAAATACATAGTGAATTGTTGGATATTTTTTATAGTTATATGCAGAATATCAATGCTCATTTTGTAGATATTAAATTTATTCTTCTTACAGAAGAATTGAGTTTTATTCCAGACAATATTTTAAATGCTTGTGAAATACTTCATGTAAAACGACCTACGCAGACATTATATAAAAAATGCATACAAGCAAACAAATCGTGTATAGTTACAGCGGCGGTAACTACAGCACCTGTCAAGGAGAAAAAAATAGACAACAAAACAATTGCTTTTGCAGTCGACAATATTACGAATATTAAAAATGCATTCAATGCAAATACTATGAATGATGAAAAAACCTTGCAGGAAATTACCAATATTATGACACCCTATAAAATGATTTGCAACAAAATAATAGATTCTATTATTCATATTGAGGATCTCAAATTTTTGAAATTTCGAGATTTGCTTTATGATATTTTTATTTACAATTTAGACATTACAGATTGTATTTGGTATATTGTTACTACATTTTTAGAACAAAAGAGAATAGTATTCAAAGACATTACACCGCTTCTTATGAAAACCTATTCCTTTTTTCAATATTACAATAATAATTACAGACCTATTTATCATGTAGAAAATTACATGTTTTATTTAGCCACTTTGATTCACTACAATGAATCATCAAATAATCAAGTATAATCACAAGAAAAAGGTATAAATACGTATAGAGTAGTATTATTACTTGTTGAAGTTTCTCTCTTTCTCTCAAAATTGTAAAATGGATATACAAAAAGCAATAGAGATATTAGAAATCAAAGATGAAATTAGTAAAATAAACATGTCTTATTTAAAAAAAAAATACCATAAATTGGCATTGCAACATCATCCAGACAAAAATCCAAACAATGAAGAATCCACGATTAAATTTCAACAAATCAATGCTGCTTATGAATTATTACAGAGAGAAATATCCAATGAATTGCCAGATTTAGATACAAATGACATACAGGGATCAATACCCATACCTGATTATACAGAATTGGTGAATCTTTTTATTCATAGTATTTTTGGTCTAGAAATGGCCAATATTATAAAAGATGTATTGATGAAAATAGCACAAATTGGGTTGAAAAAAATGTCTGGAAAAATATTTGAACCCTTGGACAAGAACACATTGATTATTCTTTTTCAATTTCTCTCAAAATACAAGACCCTTTTATATCTAAGTGATGAAGTATTATTGCAAATAAAGGAAATAATGATGGAAAAATTCCAAGAGTTGCAAATCTATGAATTGAATCCGAGTATTCATGATTTGATGGAAAACAATGTATATAAATTGGAAATCGGAGAGAAAAAATACTATGTTCCTCTTTGGCACAATGAATTGCATTTTGATGATGAACAAGGCAAAGACAACATAATCGTGATTTGCAATCCTGAATTACCGAATGGTATGTCTCTCAACGAAAACAATGATTTGTTTATCGAGAAAAGAGTTCCCTTTTCCTTTTCTCTCTTTTTACAAAAGACCATACCTATTGAAGTGGGTAAACAAACATTTGACATTCCGGTAGAAGACTTGCATATAAAACCAATACAACATTATATCTTTTCTGCCAAGGGGATAGCACGAATCATTGAAAATGATGTGTATAATGTAGAGAGAAAGGGGGATATCATAGTAACAATCATAATAAGTTTAGACTAGGATCGACTATTGTAGCCAGAAGATTCGTATAGTTGGAATGATTTTCACGTCTTGGAACATCTCGTTTTTTATAAATAGTTTCATAATAGGAGGTAAAAAAAGCAACATTTTTTTGATCAATATTCTTCACTATATAATAGGATTGATCCTCTTGTCCGTATGTACAATAATCTGAAAATTTATTTACATTTTCATACCACCATTCAATGGCTTCAAAAAAATCTTCCAATGTATTTATTTCTCTCAATTCCAATGCCTTGTGCATAGCAGCAAAATTGAATCGAAAACCTTTTCGGTAGAGTCTTGCAGTAAAAATATGAAATTCGGGTAATTCGGGCATTTGCTTGCGTTGGGTTACGTTTGATATTTATATGGATAATACGTTTATACTATATACTTTTATATATTTTTTTGTTACTCATATTTGCAAACAAAAAAATACTATTCCACTAAAAAAAGGTGTAAAATTTAAAATTACAAAGTAAAAATTACAATAAAACATAACAAGCAAAACGAATCAAAATAGCCAATTCAAGACAAGCAATAAACAACAACATATCAATACACTATTCTATTATATTCTCTATTCGAAATTATATTTAAACCTTTTTCTTGACAATCTTCTTTTTCTTTGGCTCTTCTACTACAGCGGCAACATCAGCAACAGCAACTGCTTCTTCAACAACAACAGGAACTGGAACTTGAACAGGAACAGATTTTTCAGGTTCCTCTTCTTCTACATCAGAATCTTCTACCAATGTTTTTGCAGAAGGAATATCATCCTCATCCATTTCTGGTTCTGGTGTAGGTGCTAACTTCATCTTTTCTTTATCGGCTGGTTTCATTTTTAGAAAACACTTTCCAGTCAATGTCGCCTTGGGTTTTTGAACCACTGCTTGCACTAACTTCCATGTAATTCCAAATTTACCATTGGCAAACCACAAACCACCTGATTGTATGATAACCGCAATATTTGTTCCTTTACTTAAGAAATCAAGAGGAGAAACACACGGATTTGTAGTATTGGGAAACAATTTGTTTTCATCCTCGTCATATATTTCTACCTTCCAAATATTTTCCCAAATAGGAATTTTTACGCGAAGAACGGGTGCTTTTGTCAAATCTTGTTCACCTGTTACCTTATCTTTACTATATTTTAACATAGGAGTAAACAATGCATCAACTACTTCTGCATTTTTATGCACTTTTCCAAACCATTCTTTTGAATTAGTCAATGCACTATCTTTGATTTTTTGTTCAAAAGCACGCATATTTTTCAAAAACATTTCAGTATCTTCATTTTTATATTCATCTGATGGAAATTGTAGTGACAATTCATATTTACCATTTCCCATACCGGTTTTTTCATCCTTAAAATCAGATGCTCCCCATGTAAGCATAAGTGGTGTAGACAATCTTAATCCAGTGTTGGTGGATTTATTTAAAATATTCACGCTTTTTCCACCAGAAGAATTGGCTTTAGGTTGCGAGAAGCGAATGTTTTCAGTGTTGAATAGAGTTCCGTCAATAATAGTTTCTGCCATGTTGTATTTGATTTGATATAATCATTCTTATGAATTTGTTTTTAAATCAATTTTTTTTTATTTTAAAAAAAATTTTATGAATATAAAGAAAATATTGTCAATATATTTTTCACTGGAGATGTCATGTGTTTGTGAAATATATATGGTAAAAAAAGAATACAAAAAGAAAATATCAGTATATAATATATGGATAATTTGATAATTAATAATTTGGTAATGAATAATTCAATAAATAATAATTCAATAATGAATAATGACAATATTGTCATAAATGCAATTGATATTAATGAAATAATAGCAGATACTATTACTATTTCCAATACAAATCCAAATTCAATGGAATTCCTGGAGAATGAATATATAGAAGAAAAATCAGAAATAGAAAGCAATCTGGAAAACAATCTGGAAAACAATGTGAAAAAAGAAAAAACAGAGAGAAAAAAGGTGACAAGACAATTAACCAGTATTGAAATATATATGAATCACTTGTATAAAAAATGTGAAACAGAAATGTCTTCTATTGCAAAAAATTCAAAAAAAGCAGACGAATATACTCCCATTCCTACCTTTAGTGAATATGAAATGTTGAATAAAATGAAATACAATACTCTAAAATTGAAATTCATTGCAAAAAAATACAAAATCAAAATGTCTGGTAACAAAAACGAATTACAGATACGTATTTACAATTATTTGAAATTATCCAATGACATTGTGAAAATACAAAAAATATTTCGTGGACATTTACAAAGAATATATAATTTTTATCATGGACCTGCTTTTTTCAAGAGAGAATTATGCACAAACAATACTGATTTTATGACAATTGATGATATCAAAGATATTTCTTTCTCTCAATTTATCAGTTTCAAGGACAAGGACAATTTTATTTATGGATTTGATATTGTTTCTCTCTACAATCTTATTTTGAAATCTGGAAAGAGTGTGAAAAATCCTTATAATCGTTCCGAGATACCTGCTTTTGTCATGTTGAATTTGAAACATATTTTAAGAATTGGAAAAATGTTGCATATTCAAATAGATACACAAATCAAAGATATAATCGAAGATGTAACCCCCCAAAAAGCAACCGAATTAAGAATATTAGAATTGTTTCAAACAATCGATTCTTTAGGAAATTATAGTGATCCATTCTGGTTTGCAAGTCTTGATAGATCCAAACTATTGCGATTTTTGAGAGAAATGATGGACATATGGGAATATAGGGCACAATTGTCTATGCAGGTAAAACGATGTATTTGTCCTCCCTATGGTGATCCTTTTAGAAATGTCGGAGTTCTTTTGAACAGAGAGCAAAATATTGACAATATTCGAAAAATGATTCTAGGAGTCATGGAAAAATTGGTCTATAGTGGAATGGATAAAGACAATCAATCCTTGGGTGCCTATTATGTTTTAGGAGCATTGACTTTAGTGAATGAAGATGCAGCCTTGTCTCTCCCCTGGCTTTATCAATCCCTGAATTATTTTTCTTCCAATACTCTTTCGTAAAAATAGGGGGATTCAATCCTTTAGAAACTTTTCGAATTGACGAAAAGCATTTTGAATAACAAATTATTTAAAATATATATAATTATGCGTTAAATGATTTAAAAAGATATTATTTAGATAGGATATAAATGGCACGAATTACCAAAGCTTCCAAGTCTTCTACTGAATCCACTTCTACTCAATCTGTTGCTCCTGTTCCTGTTCCAGCTCCTGTTTCTGTTTCAGCTCCTGTAGCTGAAGTTGCTTCTGCTGAATCCAAAGCAAAGAAGGTCAAGAAAGTCAAAGCTGAAAAAGCTGTTGCTCCTGTTGTTGAATCTGCTGCCCCTGTTGAACCCGTTGTTGCTGCTTCTAGTGAGGAAGCTGTTGTTGGTGAAGTCGATGTTCCTCTTGCTGAACAATCTATCGAATTCCTTGCCAAATTACAACAAATCACTCAATTGATGACTTCATTAAAGGCTGAATTCCGCAGTCTTGAAAAGAAATGGACTCGTGAATTGAAAACTGCCCAAAAACAGAGTTCTCGTCGCAAGAGAAAGTCAGGAAACAGAGCCCCAAGTGGATTTGTTAAACCCACTCGCATCAGTGATGAATTAGCTTCTTTCCTTGGAAAGGAAAAGGGAACTGAAATGGCTCGCACTGCAGTGACTCGTGATATCAACTTGTATATCCGCACTCACAACTTACAAGACAAAGCCAATGGCCGCAAAATCATCCCTGATGACAAATTAGCTTCTCTTTTGAAGCTTGAGAAATCGGATGAATTGACTTATTTCAATCTTCAGAAATACATGTCTCCTCACTTTGCCAAAACTATCAAAGTTGTTGAAGCCACTGCTTAAAACGTCTAGATTATTTATAGAGTAGTAAAATAGTGTAGTGAAATAGTGTAGTGAAAAAATGTTTAAAAAATAGTAAAATAGAAATCAGAAAAATGATAAAATAGAAATCAGAAAAATGATAAAATAGAAATCAGAAAAATGATAAAATAGAAATCAGAAAAATGATAAAA